TAAGTAACGCTTGGAATCCGTCAAACTCTCCACTATTACCTGTTGCACCTTGCCAAATTGACTTCTCTACTTGCTGCCCTACTAAAGAACCTGCATAGGAAATAAGGTAAGTTGCAAAATCAGATTGTAAAGAACCATCTAAACCTGCTCTCATATTTGAACCTGCCCAAGTTTGTAGCCAATTGTTTTTACACAATGCTTTATTAACTTGTAATCGCTTTGGTGCAAGAGCTTTCTCAACATAATTTACATCTCCTGCATCTGTAAATGCACAAGTTGAATCTGCTACTGATGCAGCAGTCATGCTAAAATTATTTAGGTTTACTTTGTATGCCACGTTTGGCAATACTGTTATGTAACCTTTTGCTAATGTTTCTCCACTTAGTAGTGAAGCAGACATAAAGCCCGATGCAGCTTTCCCTGCATATAATGCTGTAATGTTTTCAGCCATTTCTTAAATATTTTGGTTTTTATTAATTAAATAAGCTACTCTCTCTTGTGGGGATAACTTAGAAAACTCAAATGTAGATTTAGTTTCTGTTGTCTTTCCCTCTGGACTTGGAGTAATCTCCTCGCCTACTTTTTCAAACTCTTCAACTTTAGCAACTGCCTCTTCTTTTTCAGTTTTTAAAGTATTGAACTCTTCTTTAATGCTTGCAAATTCCTGTACTAAATTCTCTAGTACTCCAATCGCTTGCACTAATGCGTCTTTTGTTTCGGTGTTTGCTTCGCTGAGTTCTTCAGTTTTTGAATCCTCAACAACTTCCTCAACTACTTCTTCTTCAGGTATTCCGATACGAGCAATAATTCCCTCTTCCTCTACTACTAGCAAAGTACCATCAGCAAAAACATACTCTCCGACAGGCATTGGTTGACGCTCGTCTTCTACAACGATAAATACCTCATTACCAATCTCAAATGAATCAGCACTAATAATAGTACCATCCTCAAGAGTTGCCTCTTCAAATTTTAAATGCTCTTTTGCTTCGGATAACTCAGCAGGAGTAGGTTCGTTTTCGCTTACCACTTCTACCATACCCAAAATTTCTTTGATTTTGTCTAATGCTTCCATTTTCTAGGGTTTGTTTCTATTCTATTAAATAGGGTTAGTTTTTCTTTGTTTTATTTTCGCTATCCTTAATGATTTGTCTGAGCTTATCCAAAACATCCTCTTTATCCATTTTAATACCCTCAGATTCTTTTGTATCAAAGTAGCCCTCAATTGAGAAACCTTTAACCTCGCCCTCTTTTATATAGTTACTCCATACATCCTCGTTCTCTATCTTCATGCAAGCAACCCAAGTTCCAACAGGATAATTGAACCCATGCAAAGCTGACTTATCAATCTTTGAATCTTCAACAATCCAAGTTTCAATTGTGGTAATTCCATTAACTGCTCTCTCATGCCCTAAAGTTGCAGATTGATGTTTACTATTAATCATATAAAGTTCTTCAACTCTGCGTATTGTTTCCTTAGTAAAAAAGCAATTGAACTTCTCGCCCTCTGAATCAACTCTTAATATAGGCATATCAGGAATCATTACTGCACCCATGACAATGCGTTTCTCATCGTTTAATGTTGCAAACTTTTGAGGCTTGCCAGATCTAGAGAAATACATAAAGTTTTCTTCTATCGCAGGATCTTCCACTAAGCTAATAGCAAAGACACCAACATCAGCATCATTCTCGTTAAGCACAAACTCAACTAATTTCATTTTGTCGTACTTTCTTTTTTTACGCTTTTCTTCGTCTTTCTTTTTTTTCATTATAATACAGTTTGAGTTTTAATGTATAAGTCTGCTTCTTGGGAATCCGTTACCTCTTGAGATATTACATAGGCTTGCACAGGAGGAGTTTCGTTTCCTTGATTTACTAAATCGTTTAGGTTAGCATTTACAGGTACTGCTTGCCCTATTGTGTTTCCTATTGGAGATGCGTTCGGTATTCCAACAGAAGTTCCACCTCCTGCACCTTTTATCTCAGTTTGCATTATGTTTCTAACATTTGCTAAACCTGCTGCAATAACTGCTGCACCTGTTATAAAACCTGCAACCCCACCTTGAGCAAATGCCTTGTTTGCACCTACATAAGTATCTATAATTGCTGATGCAACTGCAAGCTCTTTGTTATCTCCTGCAAGACTTGACAAAGCACCTGCTAATTGTGCACCTGCTTGTAGTTGAGATTCTGTGTTTGCTTTTCTTAGTAGCATCTCATCTTTGCTTAACTCTTTTTCAGAAGCTAGTAAAGCATCGTTCAATTCTTGCCTTGAGTCTATCAGCTTGAGATTAGTTTGCTCTGCATCCTCTACCCTTAATTGATTTAAAGTTTTAGAGTTTTCCAAAATTATTCCATTTGTCATCTCCTCATTCTTTACTTTTGCAAATGCCTGCTCTTGTTCCTGTACTTGTAGTTGTGTATTTAAAGATTGTAATTGTCCTATTAAAGCCTTTCTCCTATCTGCTGCCTCTGCTCTAATATTTATTAATGCAATCTCTGCATCAGCTTCCTTTTGTAAATCTTCTCTTGTGCTTTCTCCAAGAGCATTTTGTGCTAGTATAGTATCTAAATTTAATTTTGCAATCCGTTCCTCTTCAAGAGCTTGCTCTTCAATCAATGCCATTGCTTCTTTTAACTTAGTAACTCTTAAATCTAAAGATGCGTTTTGGTCTGCTGCTAATGCTTCTGCTTCTCTAATGATAACATTGTTCTTAGCTTTTTGAACTGAGAACTCTCTCTCCATATCAATCAAGCCTTGCAATGTTTTCTCTAAATCTGCTGCTGCTTTTGCTTCTCTTACAATCTCATCGCCCAAGCCAGAAAACGTCTTTGTCATTCCCTCAACTGCACCTGAGAAATCTCCACTAAAGAATTTTGTAATACTTTCGCCAAAGCCTGAAATCCTATCTATAATAACATCAACTGCTGCACCTAGTCCTGCCATTGCTTGGTCAAGTAAATCAACACCTCTCTGCGTCTTTGTAAAGAATGTAACTAGAGAACCTAATGCAATAACAAGCAAACCAATACCTGTCGCAGCAATAGCACCCTTTAATGTTTTAAATGAGTTTATGACAGTCTTTACTCCACCCTTTAAACCTTTAAATGCTTCTTTTACTTTGTCAGTAGCTTTTGAGAATATTGTCTGCTCTTCTGATGCTTCTTTTATTTCTTTCTTTACATCTTTTACCTCTTCGACTACCTCAGAAGTGTCAGCAGTCATTTTTAGTTTGTACTCTTCTGCCATATCTCTTTTTTAAATTGTTGCCATGCCTCTATCATTGATGTTGGATATTTAAAAGCTCCAAACAATACTTTATTCTCTTCTGTTTCTTTGATCTGGTTAGATGTAACCAACCTTATAACTTCGTTTATCATGGTGCTACTGCTCTTTCTAAAATTAATTTTGCTCCTGTAATATATCTACCTGTGTGACCTGTTACTACTATTATACTCCAAAATTTACCTTTAGCTGCATATTGACCTGTTAAAGATACTGTTGAATTTATTGCAGTTGATGCACCTACCTCTGTACTTGTAGCATCATCAACTTCTGAAACTCTAACTGAGAAAGTTGAAGCAGTATTACCTCCATAAACTACAACTGAATTTACTTTATAACCTAAAGGTAGTTGAAACGATGAAATCAAGTTTACTGAAGAGCTTGGAGATGTAACGTATTGACCATATTCAGCCATTACACCACCTGCACCACTATTTGAATTTGTTTTTGTAAAATCAGCAGCAGTAAGATACATCTCAGTATCGTAAATAGTTCCTATATTCTGACCTCTTATTGGTACTGAACTTGGAAACTCTGTTCTAGTAATCCATTCAGTACGCTCGTTATCTACATCGTAACTAAGAACCTTGTTTTCCTTTGCTACCTCGCCTAATCTCCTAACTGTTCCCTCTAGGTATATTTGTGTTGATTCGTTTACTACAACGCTTGATGCAGTTTGTCCGACTATGACCTCGCCACCTCTGGTATTTACATTCCTATGATGACTGTATATTATTGGAGATGGTACAGGTTCTTGTGGTAAGACAGTTGTATTCCAATAACAAACATCATCTATAAAAGTAAAGTTGTTAGCCTCGCAACAAGATTGTGTTGGATTAGCTAATGCACCTGCTGAATCTACCCAAGATGTAGTTCCGTTTGTGTTAGTTGATGACAATTCTAAATCACAATCAAAAACAAGCATTGAATCATTAAATACACCCTCAATAGATTTTATCAGCTCTACCTTTGTACTTTGGTTTTTACCTAAAGCATAAGATGTAATTTTGTTAATTCTATAATATGAGTTTTGAATAAATATCTTATCGTTGTACTTAAACTCAGCAATGTCTTCTGGAGTTAAATAAAAGTTTGCAATCAGTATTCTAGCATCCTCACTATATATGTTGTTTAAATACTTTCTCCAACACTTTGCATATGTATCATTTACAGGTTGTGAATCAACATAAAATTGTAAATCGTATGCGTATTTGGTTTTGAATCTTATATCTGAATCAGTAGAAACAACAGTATCTCCACCTATTAAATAATGATTGCAAAATGGGTAAGATGTTTTTGTGCTATAACTGCCTGTTGTATAACTCCAAAATCTATAAGGCTGACAATCCTTTAAACCACTATAAGCAAACAATCTTGGTTTTATCTTTACAAAAGTAACTTCGCCATTATCCGATTTATATGGCATTGCAATAAGCATATCATGACCTTGTGGTCTTTTGGTATTCCAAGATGAGAATATTGATTTAATCTCTAAATCATCCTTTCCAAAATCGCCATTAAATTCAGCAGTATAACTATTATAGACCTCATCAAATGTATCCTGCCAATAATAATTTAATCTGTCCTCGTCTTCTAAATCACTCATCAATATGCGTTCTTTTCTGAACTCATTTGTTGGTTTGAGCTTTACATCTTTGTTTAAGTCTATTTTGTTACTCCAATCCTTGCTTGTTCCTGCATCAAAGTAATCTTGTGCAGGTTCAATATTAAGTTGATTTGCAACATCCTTATCCATTTCAATGATAAGATTATACCTAGAGCATATTGCACTAATAAAATCAACCTGCTTTTCAGTTGGCAATACATTATTGTTAGCAGATAAGTCAACAATAGAACCCTCGCTTTGTATAGGTGCTGCAAATAATGAAAAGTTAGAACGGAACGGAGGAACAAAGTTATATATTGTTAGTGTGTTACCACTTGGAGATGCAATACTTACTGCCAAATATACTTGATCGTTTGCATTCAAAAATATTTCATCTGTAACAATATCCATTGTAACACCACTTGTAGAAACATCGTTGAAAAAGTTTGTATTTTCTCCATTAAAATTACCATCTATATTAAACCCATAAGTTGCAGAGTTTAGTTTTCTTAATTGCAACTTTGCAGTTGTGTTATTAGTATTAAGAAAGGAATACCTCAAGTTAATTCTGAATTGATAGTATCCTGTTATTGGAACTTCATAAAAAGGAGTTGATGCTGATGCGTCGTAATTGCCACCTAAATCAAAAAAGTTTAAGGAACTATCTAAATTAAAATCAATTTCAGTAACTGTTGGAGATACAGAGCTTGAACTAAATGTATTGTTTGCACTTAAACCAACTTTAAAAGCATCTTGAAAATTATTTGCAACAGATTCAGCAACATTTGCTAAAGTCATATACTGCTTTGCAAAGAAATCAGAAGCAAAAAATGTTGAGTTTATTGTATAACCTATTGATGCAAGTATCTTTTCAAATAGTACCTTAACATTTATAGCAGGCTTTAATTTTGTTGCACTTATTCCCTCATCTATTGCTCCATTTAAACTTGCATTGTTGTAATTATAACCATAATCAGCAATAGGGTATAGTATCTCCTCTCCTGTTTGTCCTGCTGATGTTGTGTAAGTTGTATTACCACTCCAAGAATCCTCTACATTTGCAGCAGTAAGTGCATGGCTAAACTCAGATAAGTCTAGTTCATTAAGTTGCTTCTCATCTAATGAAGTTGCAATGTTTGATATTACACCAAATACTAGAGCTTCATAATACTTTGTAGAATTGTTTACGTTAAGGAGTTGCAAATAACCACTAAATACAATATTTGAATCTACATAAATATCTGCCTCGCATTTTATAGAGCTATTAAAAGAACCATCAACAGAAACAACATCGTAAAAATGACTGAAGAAATCATTGTTCACTTGTGTGAATGGCAATGTAAATGCTTGGGTAAAATCAGACTTCTGAGATGCTAGATCTTGTATCTCTTTAGCTGAGTAATTACCTTTTATAGATACATCGCTTACATCTAAATAATGTAAATCAGTTCCTCCTTGCTCTTTTACAACTAACTGAACCATTATATCATTCTTTTTAAGTTATGTGCGTATTGGAAAGTAAACGAGTATTGAATTAGCTTATCTTTGACTGTGGTCTTATATTGGAATTGGCTATCTATTAAAATTAAAGGTACAGGTTGTTGTAGTACATTATCATCTCCAACCTCAACAGGAGCAATCAATTGTATATCATTTGACTGCATCATCCCTTTAAAGTAATCGTTGTACGCTTCATCTAAGTAGCCTGTATTAACTGTTATCTGCTTTGTTCCGTTTACGCTCTGTACCTTTCCTCTCTCAAAGCTATCTATTGAAAATGTTGCTGCATTCCATGAGCCTGCATTCCGTTCGTATTCAATTGACCTAGTCATCGAGATGCTCTCATCTGAATTGTTATTGAAATAGTGATAATCCCATGTACCAAACTTATTTTTCCATGCTATTGATTGAGATGGGTATTTTGAACATTGAGATATTTCAAATAGCAAAGGCTTTATATATTGGTGATCTGGATCACTTATAAAAGGATAGTATCTACCTGTACCAGAACCTAATGCAGTAACTATAAATAAAGTCTGTATATTATTACTAGATGAACCCATAGCAATCCAATCTGTATCGCCTGTTTCAGCTATATAAATTCTATCTCCTAGTCTTGCAGTTGATGCATCTTTTCTTATTGATGTATCAGGAGTTATCCTTGTTTCATCGCCTACACTAATAGTATAATATTTATCAGTTGTTTGCATTTGATAACCTCCTAAATCAACATATTTCATTTTTGCAACATTCTCATAACCTGCTGCAATAAACAAAAGCATTTCATCCTCATTGCCTGTTGCATCGGTTGAAACTACACCTCCATAAGTTGTATTATTTGGTATGTATATTTGCCCTGTATAGTTACTTAAATCTGCATTTGGTGTTTCACTATAAAATTTGTACTGAAAGCCTATTGCACCTGTTGCAAAATAAGTTGTTTTCTCATTTAACCATGATAATGTTCTGTAATCTCCTGCACCTGTAAGATGTGCAATCATTCCACTTGTATCATTTGGTTGAGTTGATTCGTATGGTATTTTGCTTAAAAACTTTTCGTATGGAGTTGTTGACTTAGGAGAATACAACTCAAAATCAAAGTTCATTTGGTCTTCCCACTCATTTGCGTAATTGATTAACGCATAAGTTGTATCTATATTTTGGTCAACTCTGCTAATCGTTCCACCCTCAGAGCTTGCAAACTCCTCATAAAATCTTAATGTAACCAACCTACAACTTCCTGCGTTCTTACTAATTGCAAAATCAACATTAGAGCCTGCTGATGGATTTGGAATATTTCTAGGCATCAGATGTATAGAATTGTAATCTACTGCACCTGTGATAGTATTAGCGTGCTTATTAGTTACATCTGTATAATTCTTTACAATACGCTCAATATTAAAATGAGCTGCACCTGCATTGTTCTTTGGTTGTTTCAATGTAGCCTTAACAACTCCACCAATTACAACCTCTACAATATATTTAAAATTGAATACAGGAGATGTATTGCTTGTTGTTGTTATTATCCAATAGTTACTTCTAGTTACTGTTGTTGCCATTTGTCTGTATTTCGTCTAATGTGAATTTTATAAACTTATCAAAGTCTAATGCGTATGCCTTTTTTATTTCTTTAGGAATCTTTTTAAAGTTCTTTTCAAATGCTCTTGTAAAAAATCCGTTACCCTCATAACCAAACCTGTTAATCTTTCTAGCAACTAAATAGGCAATCGCTCTTTGTTGTTGTGTCTTGTTTTTCCATGCTTCAAACTGCCCTCTGCTATTTCTTGGTCTTAACTTTTTACGCTTAACCCATTCTAAAATATTTTGATAAACAACTCCACCTTGAGAAGTGTTTGATTTACCTCTACCCTTATCAATCTGCTCTCCATAATCTTCGTAATTGAATTTAAGAGAGAATGCGTTTAATGTAACTGCAACATCATAATCAATAGACTTGAAGAGCTTACCTGTATCATAGCCTTTTTTGCCATTTATCAAGTTTCTACCTGCATCTTGTATAGTCTTTTGACCGAACTTCTTTAATGCCTTTGTAAGGTTCTCTCCTTTAAATTCCATTATCTAGTTATCGGTGTTTGACAAGCTGAGTTTTGTGCTTGTACAGTTATGTTAAATGTACCTTTCCAACCACTTAGTAAGTTCTCAAACCTATCTGTGAATGGTTCACAAGACAAACTCTCTGGCATCGTTATACTTTGCGTTACTGCTGAAGCACTTGAGTAGCTTCCTGTCCTAAATTCTCGATATATATCTGCTAGTATTAAGAATGTTCTATTCAATGCAAAATCTTGGTCAGAACCATCAGCATCGACCAGATCCATAACAAGCAAATCAAAAGTAAACGTGAATGTAGTCTTGTTGATTGATGCACTTGTTTCGATTAAATGCACCTTTGTGAATACGTCTTGCGTTTCTAAGTCAGCCTCAAATATATCTCCTGTTGTAAAGGTCTTAACTTGTTTGTGCTGCTCGCATATCTTTTTGAACGTATTTACTATATCAATGTAGCTTTTCATTTCTTCTTGTTTACTTTGTTCCTTTCTTTAATGTAGGAGATGTATGTTAGTGTTTCGTTTATGTTGAGCTTTGTTACTGCTTCCATCTTTAAAATGTCATCGTTGCACAACATCATCAAGACGGAGTACCAACCCCATCGCTTTCCAAAGTTTGCACTTGACTCGCTTTCTCCTCCTCCTGTAAAGAATTGCCATAATCATGTGCAGGTTTTTATCTAAGTCTTTGCAAAGCATGTCGATGTCCATGAACTCGCCTGTTGATATGTTCTGAATATCAGG